TATTTTTCCAGTAACCAGCGTTTCGGCGCTACCAGATGTAAACGTATTAGACGATGCACATAAAGACAATAAAGAACTCGGTAGGTTGTTAATAATCTCTTTAGCACCATCAGTTAAAAATTGAGTAAGCTCGTCTTGCGTAGGGGCAGAGCTACCATCTATATCAAGACTTGTTAATGCTTCTACTTGTGCTTCAAACGTTGCCATTATGAACTCGTACTAGCAATAAAAACTTCTACAGACCCCTCATTAGAACCCGGGTCTACTATCATATGACTTACTTCTTCGAATCCCGTAAAACCCGGAGAAGTATCCGTTGAACCTTCAGCAACTATTGCATTGTCAACTTTCCCCATCATAAAACTTTTTCCAGCGTCCAACAAGACTTGAAAATTTTCCGTATCTCCAACAACAGCTAGGTTAACAGAGTTGCTTGCATGAAGATTTGTTACTCTTACATATTTAACTAAATCAACATCAAGTGTTCCAACTACAGAAGTACTTACAGCCGCATCGAATCTTGCTATTGTTGCATCAGTTCCAGTAGGAATCGTTATAATTCTTTTGTACACATCTTGTACATTCGCCAATTCAAATACTCTTTTCGAGCTATAATCTTGGTTGTCTAAAATAATATCTTCTTGTATTTTTACTTTTAATGTAGCCATCTTGATACCTTTTTACTCATCACCATTTTACCTTGTCAGCCCAATAAGCCGCAGACATTTTGCCCTTAGCTATGTTTTTAGCATGCCTCGCCTTGAAAGATTTACGCCTTGCTTTCTGTTTAGCCGACTCACCTTTTTTTGGTTTACCAGCAGTTGTAACGCCTTGCTGACCAAATCTTATTGTCTTTATCTTATCACCTACCTTCGCAACAACCACATGAGATTTTGTGGGATGCTTAGGCGTTTTTTTTGGTTTATTATAACCACTAACACCAACCCTAGCCAATCTTGAATCTTTCTTTTTAGACATACGCCTTCTTCTTATTGCGGTTTTTAATATCTTGATCCATAGTCGTTTGACTAAACTCAATGTCTGTTCTTTTGCCGATGTCACTCATCATATAAAGATTGGTGGTAAACAAAGACTTTGAAGCTTTACGGCCACAATGACGACAGTAAAACCATCTTTTAGGATTAGGTTGATTGCAATGTACACATTTCATAATAATTCTTTTGGATATTGGGGCAAGCCCTTTATACGACCTGCCCCATAGTTCCCACTATTAACTTTATTATTTCAGTTTAAGCAAACGGTGTTGCCGCAGTCCCTTCAGAATAGACAATGGCTTGTACTTGCCACATTTTATCACTAAGACCAAGCAACTCTACTGTTCCAGCAATACCAGTTGTGCCACCATTTAATGAAATAACATCATCATCAGTTTCATCAGCCGCAAACACTTTACATTGTGCCGCTGTACCATCAGCATCCAACATAAGAGCATATCCACTAAATAAAGTGGTTGTTGCATCGCAGGTAATTGTATGACTATTACTCGTTACAGCACCAAAGACAACTTTTATCTTTGCTCCAACCGTAGGGGCTGGCAATACGACAGCACAACCATCAAGGTCAGTAACAAGATAACAAAATCCATCAGCCGCTGTAAAGCCCGCTGTCTTTGCAGAGAACTTATAAACTTCTGGGCTTTTGCCATAGCTATTACTACTTGTATTTAAAACGTCACTTCTCATGATTAAGCTCCTTCAAAGTTAAACAGTGAATGGGTTTCAGGAAGAGAAACTTCAAGACCTGCTTCTGTAAGAATCATATCTTTGCGTAAATCCTCATCGGCCCCTTGCACATTTGTTTGTACTTGGGTATCTCTATTTATGCCATTCCCCACCAATGGTCGGTATGAAACATGGTCAAGATCAACTAAAGCCATAAACGTAGAAGCAAGACCTCTAAACAACGGTTCTTTTACTAAGGTTAAATCACCATGAATAGTATCAATCTTCATTACTTTATGCCCGAATGAACCTTGAGCTCTTTCTAGCATATATTGAGCTTGAGTAGAGTTTGTTGAGTTGTCAATAAATCCACCGTTCCCTAGTTTATTAAACAATGAGATAACTGGAAGAGAGCACAAAGCAAGCTTTGATGCGCTTCCACCACGAGCCGGATCAAACACCACCTCAAAATCACCTAGTAAATTATCATATGTGACACTACCAGCGGCAATAGACTTATGATAAGCCGCTCCCTCAGTGTATGATAACTTAGTTGTATCTGTTACTGGTGCGGCACCCTCAGCAATTATATGTCCAACAATTCCCTCGGTGTACTGAATACCACCAACGCTTGCACGTTGACCATATAACATAGCCCGCTCAATGTCAATTTTATGCTCACGCAATTTTAAATTCCAAATGCGAGCCCATTCATCAGCATAACCACGATAAACTGTAGCACGTGCTGTGTTTGACATCTCACAAGCAGTTTTAAAGATTTGAGTATACCCATAATCATTATCCAGTTCTTGTGAGAACACATCTGGAGCACCAGAACCTTGCTCATATGCAGTACCAATTACTTGACAATTAACAGCCGTACTTGAACCGTCAATACTTACAGCGCTTGTGCTGTTTTCTCTTAACCAACGAACTTCTATTTCAGTTGCTGAATTAACACTTGTAATTACGCAAGTTGCGGCATTTGTACCTTCACCCATACCGGAAATAGTTGATGAAACCATTACAACCATACCCTTAATGAGCCAAGGTGCAGATGAAACAGTCATTGTGTCTGTTGTGTCTTCAGCAATAGCACCCAAATTACTGGATGTTGTAAAAGTTCTGTCAGTCATAGAGACTTTACTCCGATCTTCTAAAAATCTAAACTGAGAATCAGAAGTCGGCACTTTTCCTACTTTTGACAGGTATACAAAAAATGGAGACTCTTCAGGTGCTAAGTCAGCTACTCTATCACTAAAATCATATAATCTACGTGATGGAATCGTACTATCAATAACAGCACCCGGAGTACCAAATTTTACCTGCCCACTATTATAAGTAGCCATTTATTTTCTCCTAGTTAGTTATAAAACGTTATTTCTACCCCCAGAACTAACTATGCTATCCCACATTTTATCACCATCAGACCTATTTGGTGCTGATTGTCCTTGTAAAACGCCAGCCGTTCTCGGAGCTTGTTTTGCGGCGTTAACCGCTTCCATTGTGTCATTATTAGCAACCGATTGACCGTTTTGCATTTGCCAAAGCTTCACTAGATTATTTAAACCTACCTGCTCTTTGGGTTTGGTTGTAAACTGTAGAAAGTCTTGAATATCCCCATCGGACATCTTATACGTCCCACGCAGTTCATTAACCGTATTATTCATCTGCATTTCAGCCTGCATCTGTTGCTGTTGTCTGGCAAGCCTCTCTGATACCATCTGGTCAACCTTCTGGTCAATCTTCTGATTGACAAATCTACTTGACTCAGATCCATCTTCTGTAAAAGCTTCCCAAGGATTGAAATCGTCTTTATTAACGCTCGGTTCGTTGGCTTTCTGAACACTGGGATTAGCTATACCATCCTCAAGAACTTTTACAAGGTCAGGTCTCTGCTCCAATAACTGAAGAATTTGAGCCCCTTGTTGCAATTTAGCATTTTCGGCTTGTGACCGATCATACATAGACTGAAACTTCTTTGACTCTTCTTCGTAGTTTATTGAAGTAGCTGGCTCTGCAACAGCTTCTTGATGTTCTACTGGCCCGTCTAGGCCAGCACTTTCTTGAATGATATCTTCCACATTCTGTTCATTAGTAACGGGTTGATCATTTAACACGTTTCCATCCTGTTGTTCTAGTGTAGACATAGTTTTCTCCTTAGATGTCCTTAGGCTTCTGGAGCGGAACTGACTTTTCTCTGTACGTCTTTGAGATTGTTAGACAATTTCTCCACCTCAAGCTTCACCTCATTTTCTAGTTTTCCACGTTGTACCCTTCTATCTGCTTTAGACTCAGAATTGATTTCGGACAGTCTAGATTTAAACTTCTCGACCTCAACTCTCTTTCTATCACTGACAGACTCTCTTTGGGCAGTTTGCAAGTCACCCTGCAAATTCTTTATTTGTTCCTCCATAGCCTGCATTTGCTGTTGCATCAACTGCTTTTCTTCCGTTCTTCGCATAATACCTTCCTTGTCGAATAGCTCTGGATTCTTTTTTAACACCTCATACCTGTCTACAATACCCATTTGAAAAGCCTCTAAGTATACATTTAACTCTGCATACTTATTAGACGGCATTGTAGAACCCGGTTCAATTCTTATATCATGTTGGTCTAACAAATGTTTTTCTTTCTTTAAATCAAGCACGGCACCAGAAACATCTGTATAAACATTAGCCATAACCTCCGTAAGGTTATTATTAGGCTGTGCCATTCTAAAAATCTTTTTATAAGTATAATGCCCTTTAGATAAATTATACAATACCTTACCAAGCTTATTTATACTAAACTCAATATCTCTTAATTTTGACTTTGGCCTTTCACTACCAAGAGCAATCATCCTCTCTGTAGCCCTTACGGTTTCCGGTGCTTTTTCTGCAAATCCATGCATCATCTCAGGAAGACCAAAAATAAAGTCAATATAAAACTCAGATTGCTGTATGAGACGATAAAACTCACCAGATAAAGGTTGAGGGGCAGGATAATGAGGCTCTCCCTGTGAAGAGTCCACTTCTATTACAGCGTTAGGATTTGCCCAATCCTTTTCTAACTGGTCTAAATCGTCAACACTTCCCAAAGGAACTAATAATTTTAACCCGGCTGAAGCCTGTGCATGTGACAACGCAAGAGACCACAGCTTGTTAAGTAACCGTTGCATAGGTCTGGCTCTGGAGACATCCGACTTTGGATACGGTGTACCAGTCCAGATGTTTGGAAGAGGAATAATAGGATAATCATCTGTATTCAGCACCTGTTCATATAATACAATCTCACCCAAAGAAGCGCACACCTTGACACGTGTTTGCAACACTTCTATCGAAGTGAAAGCTCCAACATCAAACGCTTCTTGATTTTCTGAGGCGAACTGTACGTATTCCTCCTGAGAGAGAATAGTCTCGTCTTGTGTCTGTAGGTCAATTACTCTATAAAAAGGAACCTTGACCTTATAAAAACGCTCTAGTATTTGATATTTATCAATACTTAAAGAGTCTTTATCTTTTACTTCTGCCGGGGTAAAGACAGTCATTGAATTTTTGTTCTGAGCAGAGGGATAATCCTCGTCTTGGTAAGTAAATCCTGATATCTCACGTATAACCCCCGGAACAACCTCCCCTGTCTGTGGGTCAACCTGATCTCCTAATTCTGGGTAGAGGTTAACGGCTTGTTCACCAGTAAGGATGGTGGAAAGGATAAGACCATCCGAATCACCGAACCAGCGATCACGTGCATTAGGAGACGCATAAACCCGAAATGGGTCTACGTATGTGAATTTTACGTCACCTCTACCGAAATCTGACTCTGTGTCAATATATGCATATAAATAACCCATGCCTGTAGTAGCATAATCCTGTATGGCCTGCTTCATTTGCCAGTCACCATCTGACTTTTCCCATACGTAACCCATAATCGAGCGCCACAAGGAAGCTACTTGAACATCGGAATCCTCCCTAGGGGTAACTGTAAAAGCAGGAGGTCGAGACGTTAGTACAGCTTTAAATTTTTCAATAGCCGCAGAGATACGATCCATTGGTATGTCAGCTTGATTTCGAGATGACAACTCATCCGACTCATCCGCTGTAAAATGATTACCAAGATAAAAATCAATATCCTGCCTAGCTTCTGTATCCCAGTCAGAGCGAGCATCTCTCCACTCTCTATACAGCTCTTGATTATTGACAGCTCTGGGATCTTGTTCCACTATTAATTAACTTTGTTTTTATAAGGATATGGGGAAGTTTCATACTCTCTATAAGGCATATTTTCAAGATAACCACTTCCTATAGAGCGAGGCGTAATTTCTACCCCAGAACGATTATTTAGTACAGAATCAAGACTTACCGCATTCCCTCCCAGTAATTCCGCATTCTCTCTTAGTAAACCCATAATTTTAATTAGTTCTAATGATTTTCGTGCCCTATCCACAACAAGATCTTCCTGCATCATCTGATTTTGCACCATTTCTTCTTCTAGCATTTCAGACTCTAAAAGTAAAGGGTCTGTAGGTGCATCAACATACATTTCAGGATTAGCCATTGTTTCGTTAATCTGTGGAGGATTTTGCTCCATACCACCACCGCCTAACACACTACCCTCATACATGCTAGGGTCAGCCTGTCGCTTGTCTATTTGGAACGGGTCGGCAGGTTGTGGTGGAAACATCACTTCACCACCCTCTTGATAACCATAGCCCTTTTTCTTCTTGGCCATACCACCACCCATCATACTCATTAAATTATCTTCTACCATGCCACCACCTCGATAGGCGGTAGGCTCCACCTCTCCACCACCATACATAGGCTTGAGGTTTTTTAATGTGTTCATTGCCATGAGGCGATCAATAGCATCATGCGCACCTTCTTTCGGTGTTTCATTCATAATTTCCAATGTTTCAACTCCTATTACCTCTACGCCATCCGGGGGAATGTATGTTTCTCCATTCGTTAAGACAGCACCTAAACTATTTGCCATGTCCTCACTGTCAGCACGGAACATACTGGCAACCTCTTTCATAAAAGGAAATGTCTTCGTAGCGCCTTCATTTAATATATAAGACCCTAGTGGCACCCTTGCTGTAGTGGTGTCAGTAGCCATTAATCTTTTATCTCGAAATGTGGAAAATCGTCAAAGCGATTATCCATTACTTGAAAATCCTGATCCCAATCTCCACCCCATCTTAACTTATGACCCATGCCCCGAGCAATGCCAAGAACGAACCCAGCAAAGAGGGTTTGCCGTTCCCGGTCTTCCCAATCCACAGGATAAGGGGTAACATCAACGGCTTTAGAGGGAGAGTGATTATGCCTGCCATTAGGATACCGAACCTTAGTACGTTTTTCATCATATAATTTATTTTGCCTTTCCTTATCTCTATGACCTTCTAAAATAGAGCAATCAACGTGCTTAATCACCTCATTAAACACATCTTGCAATCGTTGGTCACAAGTTGCTAGTCGTTGTTTGGATCGTTTTGAGTACCTTGGCATGTATATATTTCGCTACCTTATCTTAGTCATAAAGAAATACAAAATGCAATAGATTTAAACCCTTGCACCCGTCATCCAGCTATATGCTTTTTTTCTGATAGAGGTCTTAGCCTGTGCGGACTTCTTCATTATAGCATCTTTGGAGGTTTTTGCACTTTTAGGAGCTTTGGCAAAGTAGTCAGCATAGTATAAAGCATCCATAACATCATCGTTTTTAGGTTTGGGGTGCTCAAAAAACTCATCAACCAGTTCCGTCATAGACCTTTGCAGGTATAGCTTTTTAGAATTGACCAGAGGGCCAAGGCTTGTTTCCAACCTATCTTGCTTTTTAATTCTAGCCGGAGGCTTAACTCCCTTAAAAATACCCGGAAGAAGTCTTTTCTCCGTTGAGGAAAGCCGTGTAACCATATCCCGAACCATCTCCTGTGCCGCAACCGTTTCAATAGTGACCCTTCGCACCGGAGAATACTTCTTCGCAAGCCGTATAATCTCTTTTGGAACATCGAATGTAGGGATACGCTCACGGAAATACTCCAAGACATAACGATTATTACTGGAATCAATGCCCATAACAAGTATGACTTGGAAGTCAGAAGTCTCAGAAGCTGTTGCCGCAAGGTCAACACCCATGTAGATATTGAGTGGTATTGCATCATTGCCGTCTATAAGATAGTTAAATCTATCCTTACATTCAACTCTTCCATTATAATACTGTATTCTATCTATCTTAAATGAGGCATTGGTCACATCTCGAGCATCATTCATATACTCCTGAGCAAACTTATTGACCAGACCAGCTTCAATGAACTCCCTTTTCTTAGCCTCTAACTTCTTTTTAGAGAACTGGGAAGCCCACAGCGGTTTGTCGTCTTCTATTGCCCTGTAGAAATTTACATCCCAAGGATATTCTCTTTTGTCTTCTTGTGCGTTTTTCC